GCCCTTGGAGGTCGGTTGTCGTGGAGGGAGAGGGAGGGGGAGGGGGCTGGGGAGCCCTAGGCGCCGTGGCCTCGGCTGGCCTCGGCGCCGGGCTCTCCATGTGGGGTCAGTCCAGCGCAAACGAGGCTAATCAGCAACTCGCTCGCGAGCAGATGGCCTTTCAAGAGCGCATGTCCTCTACTGCTCATCAGCGCGAAGTCGCTGACCTCAAGGCCGCAGGCCTCAACCCGATTCTGTCCGCCGGCGGCGGCGGTTCAAGTACACCGTCGGGTTCTCTCCCCGTCATGAAAAGCGAGCTGGAAGGAGCGTCCTCTTCCGCTAAGGACATGCCCCTCATGCTCGCACAAATCCGCTCGGTCAACGCCGACGCTCGTAAAAGCAACACGACGGCAGACCTACAGGAAGCAGAAAAAAAGGTCGCGGAAGCATCCGCCATCAAGGCATCAAACGAGGCCGAAGCATCCGGCCTCAAGCTCAAGCTCTACCGCAATTTGGAAAAGGCGGGGACTATGGGCCTCGACGGCCTGAGTCGTCTCAAGCTAATGACCGACACCATCTTTTCTTCAGCTGGGGATCTATCAAGGGAGAGCCCCAACTACATCAGCACTCGCGAACAAACTCGCGAATCCGGGACCCGCCTCATCAAGCGGTCACCCAAAAACTGAGAGGGAAAATGAGCATGCTCTCGTCGTACACCAAAGAAATGACGCCGTGCCGCGTCAAGGCAAAGGAGCGTCAGGACGTCGACATCGATAAGCTCGTCAAGTTCGGCGCCGCCGCGGTGAATCCTCCGCGCCCCGTCTACGCTGACCTCACCGACCTGCCTCAGACTCGCGGCGAAGCCGTCAGCCGCATCATGAACCTCACCTCGGGCGTCAAGCCCGAATTCGTCTCCGCTCTCCTACAACTGGGCCCGGAACAAGCATTCGAACACCTTAAGCAAATGGAGGCGTCCGTGCCGCGCGAAAAAACCTCAGCAAAAACGCGCGTCCCGGCCGCAACTTCACCCTCCAAGAAGGCGTTCGTGCCTCCCGGTGCCCCAGAAGTCGGCCCCGAAGGGGACGATACGCGGAGCGAGGACCACCCCAAGTGAGGACATATTCAATTCTCCTGAGTCCCAACTGCCGCCACGAGGCCTGGCACAGAGGCCTCGACCGCACCTACGGCGTCTGCGACAACTGCGGAGCCGTCTGGCGCGAGCCGAACATCAGTTACGCCCATGAGCGAGCGCGCGCGCTCGCGGGGGCCTTGGGCACGTCCCCTACTTGATATATTAGTGCCCAACGACACCGCAATAAAAAGAGGTTCATCGTGACCACGGCACTCATCCTCGCATGGGTCGCAAAAGTCGGAGGCGCGGCCTACGTCATCGAGCAGTTCTGTAAGCTCGTTGTCGCCACCCTCAGCAACAAAGGAGGTACCAAGTGAGAAGGGAGCGTCAGCGCATGTCCCGCCGCTCGTCTCGTCGCGACTTCCGGCGGAAGTCCACGCACCATCCCCTGAACAACGCCCGTCCGACGGGCACCATGCGGGGCGGCATCCGTCTCTGATGCCCTGCTACCAGTCGGTGGGATTCCGCTGTGGGAAATGCCCCGGCTGCAGGGAGGCCCTCTCTTCGGATTGGGCCTCCCGTCTTTTTCACGAATCGAAGTGTCACGAACAAAACTCCTTCATCACTCTCACGTTTGAGTCTGACGACGTCATCGAGGTTGACCGAGAGACGTGCGTCCTATTCCTAAAGCGTCTGCGAAAGGCCCTCGAACCCAAGCGCATCAGGTTCTATCTCGTCGCCGAATACGGCGACAAAAACCAGAGGCCTCACTACCATGCCATCATCTTTGGACACGACTTTCGTCTGGACGACGGCGCGCGAGAGGTTCAACGAGGCCTATACTCTTCTCCACTTCTCGAGGCGGCGTGGGGTCACGGCTATGTTTCGAGCGGCGCTGTCAGCGACGCCTCAATCCGCTACGTCAGCAACTACGTCCTACAAAAATCCGCGCCTGTCATCTATTTGAATCCGGAGACGGGCGAGCCGCGCGAGCTACTTCCCGTCTTCGCTATGATGAGTCGCCAGCCAGGCATCGGCGCGAAATGGATTGACGAACATGCAAGGGAAACCTACAGAGACGACGACATCGTCGTCGGCAACTTCAGACGTCAACCCCCTCGCTATTATGACCGCCGAGTGTTCGGCGACTCGTCTCACGTTCTCGCTGAAAAAAGACGCAAAAAAAGGCTTGACAAAGCCCAGCTCGACGTAACAGAATATCTCCGTGGCATCCACCCCGACAGAAAAGTCGCGGCGGCAAAAATACACCGCGCGAAGCGCGGAATGAAAAAGAGAGGGACCCTGTGAAACTTCAAGCCTTCAGCATCTTCGACCAGAAGACCGAGACGTTCTCGGCTCCGTTCTTCGTCCCCAAGCTGGCAATGGCCCAGCGCGTCATCACTCAGCAACTCATGGACCCGCGCACCGACATCGCGCAGTTCCCAGAAGACTACCATCTATACCGCGTCGGCGAATTCGAGACCGACAACGCGGTTCTCACGCCCTCTCAACCCGTCATGGAGTGTACCATCAACTCCTGCCGTCCTCGCTCTCACTCCCCGGTGGTCGACGCCCAAGCCCTCTCGGGTGCCGGGGAGTCCGAATCCAAAACCAAAGAGGTCAACCAGTGAAAGGAATGCCCACGTCGCTCCCGTCTGCCATGACGGCGGACTTCTCGCGAGTTCCCGATGTTCGGGTTGAGCGGTCAAAGTTCAACCGCAACTCCCGCCTCAAGACGACGTTCGACGCGGGCTACCTCGTTCCCATCTTCTGGGACGAGGTCCTTCCGGGGGACAGCCACTCCGTCAGCATGAACGTGTTCGCGCGCCTCGCGACGCCCATCAAGCCTGTGATGGACAACATGTTCCTCGACACGTTCTTCTTCTTCGTTCCGATGCGCATCATCTGGGAGCACACGCAGGAGTTCTTCGGCGAGCGACGTCCGAACCCGGACTCGTCAATCGCCTACAACATCCCGACCGTGCAGCTCCCCGCTACGACCGGGGCCACCATCGGCTCTCTTTTCGACTATTTCGGCCTGCCGACGGGCGTCGCGGACCTCGAGGTCAACTCGCTCCCGCTCAGGTGTTACAACCGCATCTACAACGAGTGGTTCAGGGCAGAGGACCTCATCGACTCAGTCCCCATGCGAACGGGCGACACGGGCGACCTCGCCGCTGACTTCGTCATGCTCAAGGCCGGGAAGCGGTACGACTACTTCACATCCTGTCTCAAGGACGCACAGAAGGGCTCCGCCGTCACTATACCCGTCGGCTCCTCTTCCGCGCCAGTCAACCTCGTCGTGGACGGCGCGTACCCCGTAAGCAACTATCAGATTCCTCGTCGTGTCGACAACGGAGCGGCCCTCGCTACGGGAGCCAGCCTCATTGGCGACGGAACGGGACACCTCGCGTGCACCGACGGGAACCTCGACATCCTCATCGACCCCAACGGAACGTACGAGGCGGACCTTTCGTCCGCATTCGCAACGACCATCAACTCCCTTCGTCAGGCGGTCCAGCTTCAGGCGCTCCTCGAAAAAGACGCCCGCGGCGGCACCCGATACATCGAGCACAACTGGGTCCATTTCGGCGTCAGGTCTTCCGACCAGTCGCTCCAGCGTCCTCAGTTCCTCGGGGGCGGAACGTCCCCGGTGAACATCCACCCCGTCGCCCAGACCACCCCGACGGCGTCGCCTACGCTCGTCTCTGCGCAGGGCAACCTTGCTGGGTTCGGCACCTGCTCCGCCATGGGTCACGGCTTCTCCCGTTCCTTCGAGGAGCACGGCTACATCATCGGCCTTGCCCGTATCCGCGCGGACCTCACGTATCAGCAGGGGCTGGACAAGATGTGGTCGCGGTCGTCTCGATACGACTTCGCTTATCCCGTCTTCGCTCACCTCGGGGAACAGGCCGTCCTTTCCAAGGAGCTCTACTGCGACGGCTCGGGTGACGACGACGACGTCTTCGGTTATCAGGAGCGGTACGCTGAGTACCGCTACAAGCGTTCGTCTGTCACGGGTCAGTTCCGTTCGACTGCGTCGACGCCGCTTGACTACTGGCACCTGGCGCAGGAGTTCGCGTCTCGTCCTGAGCTCGACGAAGCCTTCATCACGGAAGACCCGCCCATCGACCGCGTCATCGCGGTCCCGTCGGAGCCGCACTTCATGTTCGACTCCTTCACAAAGCAGGTGTCCGCTCGCCCCATCCCCGTCTACTCAATCCCGACCCTTGGAGGTCGGTTCTAGTGGAGGGAGAGGAAGGGGGAGGGGGCTGGGGAGCCCTAGGCGCCGTGGCCTCGGCTGGCC